ATGTACCATTATATTCTAGCGGATAATATTTTTTCTGCTCTCGTAAAATGCTTGAAAAGTACGATTCATACATATGCGCTACCGTCTCTAAGGAAAAGTTTGAAACCGCCCATTCACGACATTTGACAGGATCAATTTCATCGATATGTTCGATCGCGAAAATCATGTCCTCAAAGGTCCGACATTTGAATCCCGTGATCTTGTCCCTTACAATTTCCGAAAAGGCGCCAATATCTCTACAAATCACAGGACAACCACTCATCATTGCTTCCACGGCTACTCCACCAAAGGGTTCAATGTAGTCACTGAAAACAAGCAATCCTTTCGCTTCACTTAGAAGAATCTCCCTTTGTTTGATATCCACGTATCCTTTACAAGTGACATTTGTAGATTCGGGAAGAGAACCTTGTCCCGCAACCACCAGTTTAAATCCAAGCCGTTTTTGCAGTTTCAAAGCAATGTCAATACCTTTGCAAGGATGAATGCGTCCTAGAAAGAGAAAGAAATCTTGTCGTTTTTCGTGGAAGGTGAACTCGTCAACGTCAAAATAGTTGGGGATAACAACGTCGAAATAGCTCGGTTTCTTCTGGTAAGGTTTCTCAACCGAATTTTCTAATCCAAGCGTGAAATTCATAATCGCATGAGATTCAAAGACACGGTATGAACAAAAGGAATTGTTGTACCCAATACCTGGTTCAATGAAAATACCCTTTTTTACGCCCTTCAAAAAGTCGTAGATCGGATAATGACCGGGACCCCAAAATGCCAGCACAAGATCCCTTTCCTGTATCCTGGATTCCAATGCTTTGATTGTATCTTTGTAAAACCGTCGATAACATTGGTCTGTGTACTTGAAACTAAATGTTTTCTTTGAGTACGCATGTAAATCATCGCCATAATCCATCCTTAGATCTCTTTCGTCGTTGACAGGAATATGTTCAAACGCGTCTACTTGAGAAGCGGCATTGCCGTAGTGGAAGACACGATGACCTCGTCTCGACATCATTCGGCAAAATTTTAAAACTTTCATGGTATATGCACATCCATTGAAATCGCTTCGGGTAATTGTATGTGGGATAGCGAGAACGTGAAAGTTGTAGATCGGCTGTTGGGCCATCATTTACCTATAACAGTTCAGAAAAGTTTTGTCCTTGTTTTTCCGCTTTTTATGCACATCCCCTTTGACCTATTATTCCTCCCTCATCGCACCTAATTTCTAAAAGAATTGGTTCAACATGAGACTCTTGTCGCCTTTCATGGATGGATTCACCGCGTTACGCAACGGAATGGGTAAGACAGAAACGTCTTTTTTGTACTGAATGTACTGCAAAAGGTTTGACAATACACGAGGAACACAGAATTCAAGAACGCGATGGTTTAAATCTTTCACTTGTGTTGCGATATCATCGTCATTATTTTTCGCATACTGTAAGAATATGGACCGCATGACAATCTGTAGCTCGACATCGCTTTGTCGGTCAATGACATGTTTTCCACTCGTTTGCTCAAAAATTGATTTTCGGAGCGCGTTCTGCAAAATGTTTACATTGGCTTTGGAAAAGTACGTATCTGTAAGTGCATTGGACGTTTGAATCGTTCTCGCGGAAAACTCAACTTTGGCATTTGACGGTTCTGACATGGGAAAAGATAAATGAGGAGCGTCGTTGCTGATATCAACTCTTCCATTGCTCTTGGCCGGTGGCGGCACAAAACTACTTGAGTTTCTTTTGACTTTGAGTGAATCGTTATTCATCGTAGCGTTTCTTATCTATTGGATCCGAAAAAAATATGGAAAGAAAATCTGCGTCCATATGTTGCGTTTTTTAGTCGTGAAAATCTCATAAAAGGGAACACTCCATTCACCGTCTTTACAATCCTGTTTTCGTTTCTTCCATTTTCCGCATCTTTTCTACAAATTCATTTTCCGATGCAGCTAGCGATAATCTTTCTCGGTGCTGGTATTCTTCTGCTCGTCTTTGCTGGTTACTACCTCTGGCGTACACAGATGGATTTGCATCTGCGAGTCAATCATTTAGAAGAAAAAAAGAACAAGGAGACGATTCTGGGTTTCAATTCTGAGAAACAGCCTGAAACAAAGTCTCAGAAACGCAAATTCGAAGACAATCCATTGATGGAGATGTTTCAGAATTCGTCAAGTATCATTGAAAAAATCGTTCCAGAAGGAATTCAAGAAATGTTAAATGCTGAAACCTCGCATATTTCTACGATGACGTTTGTGATGACTTCCGTTGACGAAGATTTTTCACAGGAAGAATTGGAATCGTCACGAGTGGAAGAAATTCAAAATGGCGAGGCGATTGAAGAAAAAGTCGAGTTGATTGTTGACGAGAAAACGGGCGGAGAATTCGATTTGGAAAGCAAAATTCAAGAGGTGGATGACATTGCGACAGCGGAAACATTTTCAGAAGAAGTTTCTCTCGACGATTTGAAATCGAAAACGGTTGCGCAATTGAAGGTTTTGTGCCAACAGTATGGACTCTTGACCACAAAACCCGGTGGTGTGAAGTCAAAGAAAGAAATCATCGACACTCTTTTGCTTCATTTGTCCAAAGAAGAGACGTCAACATTATGAAACCACAGAAGGAAAATCTTTTGACAAGCCGTCGACTTTTTTTTCTCCCTCTTTATAGTAAATTTACCCGTTCTCGTTTTTATCCTTTCAATATGCTTCCAAGATGTACCTGGCATAGCCCTGTCACTTTGCAAGACCCTGGTGTGCAAGAATCTGCAGGTGTCAACAACAAATTCAAGAATTGTCCCCCACGAATGGACGATGGTCGCCATTTCACCGATTATCGCTCGAGTGGTCGCGTCGAAGAGCATTTGCAGGAAATCAACAGTATCAAAACCAGTTACCAGTACCGTCAGTATTTGACGGAGAATGCTGTCAACATTATGAAATCAAACAGAGCCATGGTCTCGTCTGTCAATGGGTGTCCCTCGGCACCATCCTCTGCTCAAACGTACAATTGGCTGTCTTCCAGTGTGGTTCAACCCGTTGTCGATTGCGGATGCAACAAAAGTTCTTAAAACGGTAAATACATTTTTGATAGAGAGAAAGTTGGCGCTTCTTCAAAAATGGAATAGGCAATATCTTCACTGAACAGTTCTGTATGTTTCTGTTGAATGGATGACGAAAACACCACAATATCGAATTGCAAGTCAAGATCGGATATGTTTACAGGAAATGAGGATGGCAAGGATGACAGGGATGACAAGGATGGCTCATACATAACATTGTCGATGCAAAGAATGCTCAACGCTTCATTTCTGTACGAGAGGGGCAGAAGCGAGAAGACGACGTGTACCGTTTGTCCATTTGAGAGTACTACGGTTTTGACATTTGTTCCAGAAACGTTTGGAGAAGAAGGGTATGCATAAACGTAGCATTTATGTTTTTGCGCTTCATGAAACGGAATCCAGTACCTTTGTTTTATTCCAAGCTTTCTAACTCCAGGAAGAATAGAAGGTGGTCGTTTCGCGGAAACGATATCAATTAAAAAATAAGTAGGTGTTGACGTGTTTTTGTATTTCTGGTAAATGTAGAGTATTAAAGAAAGCGCATGGCCTTCATTACGCTTCTTGCTATCCACACAGAGAAGATCAACAACTAAATAGTGTAGTATAGAGCGACATCGAATGCAAGCAAGGATTGTTTTGCCGTCGGTCTTTGCAAAAATGTCTGAGAATTCCAAATCGGATTGTTTGTAGAATGGTGAAAAATCAGAAGATGGTCCAAATTGGTAATGTTTGTTTAAAAATGTCGCTACTTCAGAAGTACTTGGATGTTCATCTATCTGATAATTTTGAATTTGAGGATCCTTTCTAATCATCTTTATAAAAAGCACCATGACAAAGACGAAGAATAACAGTAGAAGCATTATATATGACCGCATCTATTAATTATGGTGACAAAGAAAAGCGCGCGTCTCGGGAACGTATGTCTTGTCTCTACGACGACGTTCCAGATTGCGTTTTAACCATTCTCGATAGGAGCGCCGATAATGATCCTCGAATTCGGCGCCGCATATTTCGGAACAAAAGGTGAATTTACGGAATAAAATGAATTTTTTGAAATTTGGTTCTTCAACAAAAGGTTCCATGCAATTGCTGCATGCTTTATAAAATTCGACTTTTCGAAAATATAGTTTTACCAACTCATCAAGACCTTGATTCCATTTTGGTCGATGTAGCGGATTAAATTCAATAATATGAATGAAAAGCTCATGTGGCAGAAAATGTGACATAGTCATGTTATAGCCAACCGTTTGTCTGTAAACCGTTGCCTGTAAAACCCTTGTCTGTGTTTGTTTTCATTTTTTTCAGTTTTCGCAATAAAGCCACTTAAGAATAGTCAGGTACTAATCTAGATCAATGCTGTCTGAGAAGTATCAAGACACTCCATGGGTGGAGAAATACCGACCAAATACGTTGTCTGGAGTGAAAGATCAAGCAGCTGTGACAGAATTCTTTTCAAACAGTATGCAAAAGAAACAGATTATGCATTTACTCTTTTACGGTCCTCCAGGAACCGGCAAAACATCCACCATTCTTGCATTTTGTCACAAATTATATGCGAACCGTGTATGGAGCGACTACGTCCTGGAAATAAACGCATCTTATGACCGTGGATCTCAGAGTATCAAGGACCGTATTCGCGATTTCTGTAAAAAAGCGATTGAACCTTTTTATAGTGAAGATTTGCAGGCGAATGTCAACTATAAATTTGTCGTTCTCGACGAAGCCGACAGCTTGGGAAAAGACACCCAGAATTCTTTGCGACGGTACATTGAAATGTATTCGCACAATACTCGATTTTGTTTTCTGTGCAATTATGTCAACCGCATCTTTGTTTCAATTGTCTCACGATGTCTCCAGCTTCATTTCCACCCGATAGGTCAAGAAACATGTTTAGAACAAATGAAAACAGTGTGTTCGAATGAGAAGGTCCAATGCACTGACGAAGCATTGACCATGTTGTACCATTTTCATCGTGGCGATTTACGAAGCTGTATTTCGAGTTTACAAGCTATGAATTACTTGTATCATTGCATCGACGAAGCTTCTTTCCTCGACTTTTCGCTTTTCTTTAACATCAACGAAATAACCATGTTTTTCTCAAAAACAGACATTTCCGCCACGGATATTCTCGAATTTGCAGAGAATCTGTACTATCGAGGGTACTCGCCGCGCCACATTCTTGCGCGATATACAGAATGGTGTTCTCAAATGCAGAGTGATGAGGTAAACTATCTATTTGCCGAGAAAGTGTCTTCGCTAGAAAGAGAATGTACTGTGGTGAAAAGTGTACGACTTCTTCTTTTTAATATTACAATGGTGCTTGCAAATAGTGTATTATCTAATAAAATGCAACCATGATAAGAACATTGTCCCTATCTCCTCCGAAATGTTTGATTCCTTTCGCTTGTGTTCCTTTCAGAAGCGTCTCTGCAGCTTCTTTTGCCCCTTTGTGACTATCCATAACTTCTTTCACTTCATTATGGCGCCATAAATCCCAAAGACCATCCGTTGCCAATATGATTCGAAATGTACCACTGGGTGGCAAGCTGTGAATGGAGATGGAAGGTTCCCAAGTGACTCCATATTTCTGCATAGTAAAATCTCCAAGACTTCTTGTCATTCCGAGAGCTATTTCATACGGACATTCGTCCGGGTTTGGAGCGACGAAAGAAGAAATGTCACCTCGCACAGATTTGTAAGTCATATCTTTTGGTTCTTCAGAATTCCATAAGGGAGGACATAAAGATTTCTGTATTTCAGGAATGTTGTAGGCAAAGTGAAGATTATGCGACCGATCGTACTCGTCTTTGTTTGTCGGAATGTGTTCTGCTGTCAAGTGAACGCTGTTTTCTTGGAAAAAAAGAAAAGCTGACGAATCACCGACATTGCAGCAGAAAAGGGTGTCGGCTTGACGCACAACAATGGTGGCTGTGGTACCTCCATGTACACATGTCCATCGCTCGTCGTCATTCATGCGATACTCGATTCCGAATTCTGTCCGCACTTTCCAATTTAAAGCTTGTAAATCGGCGATAATACATCGATGAAGGTGCTCTTGACATAACTGCATGGCTTTATGAAGCACTGGAGCACAGATTGGTTCGGATAGGGAAAAGAGATAATTGAAAAGAAAGTCACGAGCTAGCAACGCAAACCGTTTTCCAAAACGCATTCCATGGCCGTCAAATACTGCAAAGGAATCAAAATTGTCATTTTGGAAAACAAAACTCGTGTCCTGTTGTTTCTTGTCAGCGCCCAGATCGCTAAGTTGATGGAAAGATTGCATGTTGATTGAATGTTGAGCTTACAGTGTCTGTATGCAAGTTCTATAATAATGTCATTTTTTTAAATTTATGATTACGAGGTGCGAGATTCTCATCTCATAATTTAATGGAAGCGGAAATGATTCAGCCTTGCGCTTGTAAAGGAAAAAAGTTTTACTCCGAGGCCATTTTGAAAGCAGCCTCGATTGCTCGACAAATCAATTTGAAATTGGATGAGGAACAGAATGCCACGGATCTTCTGGATGCGGGACAAAATGATTGCAATGGCGTCGTGAAAACCTGTCCATTGATACCTACTTTTTCTGTCATACTCGGAGTTGTGCAGAAAGAAGAATCCGATACATATTCGTACCATGGCGAATTCAATGATGGTGGAAAAATGCACGGTTACGGGTATATCCGATACTTTCCGATCCAAGATGTTTATATCGGAGAATTTGTCGACGGAAAACGTAGTGGACACGGTGTGTACATTTACGATTTGTCAAAAGCAATTTACACTGGCGAGTTTAGAAATGGAATGTTTCATGGATATGGTGTCATGGAATACTCGAACCTTGACATGTATATCGGAGAATGGAAGAACAACAAACGTCACGGCTACGGCGAAATAAAATTTGCTGGAAACATGGGAATGTACCAAGGAAGTTGGGAGTTTGACATGCGTTGTGGTTACGGCATCAAATGGTACCCTGGTGGATCGATGTACAGAGGCCAATGGAAACGAAGCTTGAAACATGGTTATGGCGAATACTTTTTCAGTGAAAGATCCTACTTCAAAGGCGAGTGGCGAAACGATTTGAAGCATGGACAGGGAGAGCAGTTGTACGAAGATGGTTCTTCTTTCAAGGGACATTTTGTGGACGATTTGCGTCATGGATACGGAGAAATCCTGTATACAAACGGATGTTACTACAAGGGAAACTTTTGCGACGGAACGAAAGAGGGAGAAGGCGAAGAGAAGACAGAAAGAGACCTTTACAAGGGCACGTTTTCTGAAAACCAGAGAAATGGTAAAGGTGAATTGACATATGCTCTCAGCGACGCCAAATATGTCGGATCGTTTGAAAATGGACAGTTGCATGGACAAGGTGTCTATCGTTTTCCTGGTGGTCGAGAAATGTATGGCGGAACGATGGTCAATGGACGCAGAAATGGTTA